ATCCTTGATCATCACGGTTAAATGCTGCTGCTTTGAATCCATCAGAAACCAACGCAATTTGACCGAAGTTGGAGTTGGAGTTGGTGATAGATGCGTCAGCACCACTTAGAGCTTCGAAGTGCTTATTGAAACCAATAGCAAACACCGAAACGATCTGGAATACAGCATCATTACTCAGTTTAACGTGAGTACTTTCCCATCCACTTCTATAGACGGCATTAGAGTCTAGGTGATAGACAGTAGCACTGCTGGTGGAACTGGATTCAGATGCTAATTGAGATCCACGAACTGTTGTATAAACAATACCATCGTACTGTCTGGACTGTTCGTTATACTTTACAAATGCTCTATCGTCCTTCTGGAGAGAAATAGCAGTGAACTGTGCCAGAACGATAGATCTGAAACCAGTACACTTAGCACCATCACCATGAAGACCCTGCATACCATATACGGAACGCAGAGATACGTTAAAGATATAGGGAGAGGCACCACTAACAGTATCAGACTCAATGGTTACAGTAGCATTAGAAGAGTCTGGGGTCGCAATCAAGTTTGCTGGGAAACTTGGCAACTGGTATGTGAATGAAGTATCACTGATTACGGAAGTTACGAAAGCAGAGATATTGTAGTTTGAAATATTGACACCACGAATCTTAACAGGAGTTCCTGTAGTGAATCCGTGTGGGTTTTGTGTTGTTACAGTTACCTGTGCTGTAGGTGTGGCACCGTCACCAGCAAACATAGATGTTACAACAGCAGCATCTACTCCAAGAGCACCAACGACTTCATATTCGGGTCTTACTTTATCAAAGTCACCCTGTTCATTTGGCCATTGGAATGAAACAGGACGACCAGATGCGGATTGGAAAGCATGTGTCAGCTTGTAATAATACATGCTGAGGTCAGTCAGACCACTGTATCCTGGAACATCATTTACACCATCAGCAAACTCAAAAGCAGAGAGTTTATGGTGAGAGAATGTGGGGAGAGATCTATTAGTGGTATCAAAAGTAGCAGGGTCGGTGTACACCAACTCATTATCTTGCCCATCAAGGAAAGTGAACTGCCAGAAATAGCAACCACCAGTGATTCTCAGGATGGCAGATTGATTTACGTTGTCATCAGTGGGGTTGGGAACATACTTAGGTCTGATTCTTGTCTTTCTAAGATCAAGACCTACGATAGATGTACCACGGGGAACGATAACACCACCGTTGACACTATTAAACTTATAGAGTATATTGTCTTCTTGAGTTAGATCAAAGTTTGATGTGAGTGTGAGGTTGAGAGTTGCTGTTGCGTCTGTCTCAGACCCAGAAGGACTTACAACTTTACCGACTCCACCAACATTCTTGATTGCGAATCCTGGTCTATTATCAATGATGTGATCACCAGGATACAACATAATAGTTGTCCTGTTAAAGAGATCATTATCTTTACCCCTTACATAGGAGAATCTTGCAGATTCAAGTAAAGCTCTCTGAATAGTCTTGAAGGGTTGCGTCAGAGAGTTACCCTGATTCTCAATGCTATCAGTGGCATCAAGATCGTTAGGATTCACATATAAAATACGACCCTGGGTGTTCTTGATAAAATTATCTAACTTACTAAGAGGCATCTTTCTGCTTCATAGATATTGTGTTCTGACCTATTTAGACAATAAATAGAGCTGCCTTACTCTCTACAAATGCCTGATACTAAACCAGCAGTTGTAGAAGAGAAAGACCACGATGTTGATAAAAGTGAAGTTCTTGGTAATTTGGTGAAAGTCGTTGTACTTATTTGGTCTGCCTCTCTTCTCACATTCTCCTACGTTAGACTTCCTAATGGTCAAAAGATTTTAGATTTCGATCCCACTTTCATCGCATCGGTGTTCTCTGGTTCTCTTGCTGCTTTCGGACTTTCTCCTGCTAAGAGTGGTGGAAACGGAAATGCTAAAGCACCAGTAAAGAAAGAACCAGAAGTTGTCTCTGCTATTGAACCTAAGAAAGATGCAAAAACTGATTAATGCTGTAGCACTGTTTGCTGGATTAACTTCTGTTGCTCTCATTGGTGGAAGTGGTTATCTGCTTCTCCAAAAAGATGCTATAATCGAAGGAGTTAAAGAGCAAACTCTTGGTGAACTGAAAACAGTTCTGCCAGGACTTGTCACAGAACTACTACCCAAACCTCCCGAACTTCCCAAAGTAACTGGAGGAGCATTACCCCTCCCATAAACATGAAAAAGTTTTTGTTTGGACTCCTAGGATTTGCTGTCCTAGGAGTTGTGCCTACATCAACATGGGCAAATGAATCCAAATTAAAAAAGGGTTACTATACTATGGATGCCCTTGGTTGCATGATTGTTCAAGAATGCACCGAGAATGTCCGACGAATCAAGAGTATCGACGATATTCGTAAAGAGTTTCCTAGTTCTGATTTTGATATCATTGCTGATGAGTTTAACTCAATGTTGGTATCCCTTGATAAAGTCGGAGTTATGGTTTTTCTAGCAGATGAGAAGTATTTCCCACCTGGACACCGTGGTGTCTATCATACTGTTAGCAATAACTTTTATCTGAATGATGCTTTTATGCATCGTCCTGGTGTTCTGATGTCAGTAATGCGTCACGAAGGATGGCACGCAGCACAGGATTGTATGGCAGGTTCTATCAAGAACTCTATGATTGCCATTATCTTCCCAGAAGATAAAGTTCCTGATCTCTGGCGTGAAATGGCAGAACGCACTTATCCTAAATCTGCTGTACCCTGGGAAGCAGAAGCAGGATGGGCAGGTAGAACCGAAGGCATGACAATGAAAGCACTTGAATCATGTGCCAAAGGTACAATGTGGACTGATTACGAACCAACACCTCTTACAATGAAATGGTTGGTAGAAGAAGGTTTTATTGATAATGATTGAAGATATCAATATAAACAACGTTGGTATTAGAAATATTCAAACGAGGAATATCGGACTACCTCCACCAGTAGTTCCGACTATTCCTCATGTCACGACACAAATAGGCACACCAATCATTCAGATGCCTGGTTGTGTAGAGACACATAAAGATAGTAGAGGTAATAAAAACTTACAGGAAGATGACCCCAATGGCATAGTTACCCATTGCGATGGTTCTGTGCCTTCTTATAAACCTTTGGATTATAATCCAGAGGAGATTATACCTATTCGTCCCAAAGAGATACCAAAAACACCAAAAGAAAGCAAAGAAGAGGAATCCCAACCACAACCAGAGGTGCCACTGCCATCATCAGTGCCTGGAACCAAAGTGGTGGAGGGTCAGGATAAACCGAAAGTATGTGAATGGTATTCAGAACTACTATCTGATGATCCACGATGTATTCAACCAACGTTCGTCGAAAAGTATTTACCACCCCTAGAGTTGGTAACTACAACTGCTACGATTGCTGCTGTTGCTACTAGCACTGCCATTTTTGCTAAACCAGTTGCTGATTTGCTTTTGAAAGTAGTGAAACCAACTGTAAAGAAGGTAATCAAAAAGATTGCTACTTTGCGGGGGAAGAAGGTTGTTGTGGAGTCCGTAAAGGACCGCCGAGATCAGCAGCGGATCCGCTCACACGCTTTGAGGAAGTTGAAGGGGAAGGAATAGAATGAACGTGTGGTGGAATGACACCTGGAGGGTTCTGTAAGACAATATCCGCACAGATTTTATAATAAGGACTGCGTGGATGGAATGTTATACCTTTCTGTGCTAACTCACCACACTTGGTTAATCTTGTGAGTTCAAACTCTAATCTACGGTTGGCAAGGATTTGGTCTCTAAGAGCATTATGCTTCTCTGCTGCGTTTCTACACAGTTCCTGTGCCTTTTTATCCAATGGTTTAGACCAAGTGGCAGATACACCTACAGATAGGTTATAAGTATCCTTCTGCCCTGTTCTAGTAGGGACTCTATAAAGAATGGCACCAGGATTGTCTGGTGCTCCATCATCATTTAAGTCTCTCATATCATATACAGGATCCATATAGTACGGTTCATATGGTTTTTGTAGAGAACCACTACCAGTTACAAATGGCGTGACATTTAGAGTGCTTCCTTGACAAGAAATGCCATCACCATATTGATTGGTGATATAAGGACCTTGAAGGACTTGGATCGCTTGATTAGTTACTGAGCCTGAACTATTTGCGATTGGATTTGCCGTTGCACTTACACCCCCCACAGTCTCTGCATTTGCAGGGGCACTGACAGTTGCACTTAGGGCAAGTAGCAGACATAGTTTTCTCCTTACTGCATAAAGATGCTTGTTGTGTCCGTCACCGAACGAATTTCTGTCGTTCTTTGAATAATTGTTTGATTGCTTAAACCAGGACCCTGATAAGATTCTGTGAACTGAAATGCTTGACCTGCGTTGGTTATTCCCCAAGTCGGTCTGCTTCCCATATTTAATCCAGTCCATGTCGAAGTCACCCCGTTTAATGAATTAGTAGATGATGTAGTTGTGTTTGGAGACAATCCAGAGGAGGGAGTTACGTTAGTTCCAGTCACAGAATATTGATATCCAGTGTTATAGTCGATCGAATTTATGATCTCGGTTACTGTACTGGTTGTTTCGGTATGGGAAGTCATCGAGCCCTGTGTAAAATTTGGCACTACAGGAACTGCCTGTGAAGTCTTCGGGACAAACGCAAATAACAAACCCACACTTAGGACACCGATGATATTCCTCATTTTCCATTACTATCTAATTAGGATCTCCGAAACAAACTGTCCTGTTGCAGATGTACCAGCACCACCAGCAGTCAACGACATCGTGCCAGCAGAATTGATAGTACCAGCGAGAGACCCAGCCACACCTCCACTAGTAGTGGTGACAGTTCCAAATGCAGGAAGGGATCCAACGACACCACTTGACACGGTTGTAGCCGAAGGCACGTCGTCTCCTTCAATGAAGGATTCCGAAAAACTATAGGCAGATCCTGCTGTTGTGAGAGCATAATCGGTTGGAGTATATCCAACTGCCGATCCAGAAGTGAGAGAACCTAGACCACCAACAGTAGAAGGGGTAATGTTGCTTCCAGAAACAGAATAGGTAGAACCAATACGGGTTGCTTGAGAAGCAGCAGAGTCAACAG